ATGACTGAGAAATCCCCTGCTGCTGCTGTTGTCTTGCTGTCAGGCGGGCTTGATTCGATGGTCTCGGCGGGGATTGCGCGGGAGCGAGGGTTTGCGCTGCACGCGCTGACAATCGACTACAATCAGCGCCATCGCTGCGAGATTGATGCCGCTCGCTCGATTGCTCGAAAGCTCGGCGCCGTGCGGCACGTGGTGATGCCACTGGATCTGCGGCAGTTTGGCGGATCGGCGCTTACGAGCGACATTGAGGTTCCGAAAGATGGCGTGGGACCGGGCGTTCCCGTTACCTACGTTCCCGCGCGGAATCTGGTCTTTCTGTCGCTTGCACTTGGCTGGGCCGAGGCCACGGGCTCTCGCGACATCTTCATCGGCGTCAATGCGCTGGACTATTCAGGCTATCCCGACTGCCGGCCAGAGTTCATCAAGAGCTTTGTGGAAACGGCCAAGCTGGCGACAAAGGACGGAATACTGGGCGGGGGCTTCACGATACACGCGCCGCTGCAGGAGTGGGGGAAGTCGCGCATCGCGCGGGAGGCGAACAGGCTTGGGTTGGACGCTGGTATGAGTTGGTCCTGCTACGATCCCACAGCCGAGGGGATCGCATGCGGGTTGTGCGACAGCTGCCGATTGCGACAGAAGGGATTCGCTGAAGCCGGGTTGGTCGACCCGACCCGCTATGCCGCGGTTCCGTCTCCTGACTGATCTGCGGGGGCTCAGCCGCGCAACAGCACTCAGTACGCGATATGCTCACCTGGATCGGCCGGCAAGTTCGTTTCGCAATCGTCTGTGCTCGCGCGCTACAATGGCCGTTCCGTCCTTGTTGAAGACTCGAGGGGCCACTTCTCGCGGCGCCCGGAGCAGAAGAGCGCCGACAGCCTCCCGGCTGAAGTATCAACCCGAGCGTTGAGCAAGTCGCCGAGGTGGGCGAATTGCTGCCTTGCTAGATCCTACTGGAGAGCCTTAGCACAGAGACGCTGGCCCGCAGAGTTGCCGGCCAGCACCGCAGATGCGCTTAACGGATTGAGGACCTGTTTCATTACGAACGTCGCGTTGGCTCGTGTCGGCCGATGGCAGTCCATCCGACTCAATTAGCGCGTTGGCAATATGCCTCCCGCAACCAGTGCTCCGATTAATTGCTCAATTGCCCGCCGCGCTTCTTGGTCGATCGTTGTTCCACCCGTTACCGGGTCCGGCGAGGACGCGCGCCGCCATCCTCCGCCTCGATAAAAGCGGTCCTGCATCTTGGATCGGTCGAGCAGCCGCATTCCGTCTTTGGGCGCAGCGAACAGCCAAGTGCCGGATTGCCAGGATGCGATCTGCCCCCCGCGGCCTGACCACGCGCCAGAGGGATTGCTTCCGATGAGCCAGCATTCACCATCCTTAGGACTGGTGGGCGGCAGATCAGTCTCTCCTTCAACTGCGGGGTGGAGCAAGAGATCAAGGAGAGAGTGCGCCTCGTTGATGAAGAACTCCTTCTGCGCCTGTCCTGCGAACAACAGGGGAAGAGCGTACCGGGGGCTCTTTGAAGGGAAATCAAGCGGGTCGGACATAAAGTTACCTCGTCAAACAATTCAGTCAAAGGTCGTCAGGAGAAGCGGATCGGACAGGCCACGAAGACCGACCTGCCGTACCCAGAGGGGCGAGCCGGCATGTGCCGTGGCGAGATCGGTAAGTTGATCCGGAGACAGAACAAGTCGTGGCTCATTAACTTCCCAACGCACCGTTGGCTGCTCAACCTGTCCGAGGCCGACGACGTAGCTTTCGGTCGGCTCAACCAGGGGAGTCGGCAGCAGGTCTTCCCAAGTCCAGGCTCCGCGAGCGCGCCGGGTCCATTCAAAAGTCAGCTGACCATCGGGGAGGGTTGTGGTGCGCGGGTGAACCGGGGACAGCGGCTTTAGGCTCAGGCCGGCATTGACAAGCTCAGCCGTGACCGGCTCCTGATCTGCCAGACCTATGGCGGCGAAGGTGATCTTGTCTGCTCCGCCCACCTGCTCCGGATCGAGCGCAACAAGCGCATCGCCCAGCAGGACGAAGCTTGCACCCGCCGGGTGCCCTTTCAGGGCCGCCCCTTCAGTCCCGCCGCGTCCACGCAGGAGGCCAGTCAAACGCCAGCGCGCCTCGCCCAGGTGCTCGACCGCAGCAAATTGCAAGATTTCGCCGCCGATCAGCGCCCGATTGGCACCGTTTGTCAGAGCATCAGCAGACGCGCTCATGAGAACGAAGTCGTCTGAGACGAGGTCGACCTCGATCGAGGCGTAGCGCTCTAGCATTACCGCACGGGATGGCGGTACAGCCTTCACCGACGCGCCCAAGACGCAGCGGCGTGGTCCAGCATTGCCGATCGGCACGAGGTTTCCGCCATCATCGCGGTAGAGCGCCGCCCCCTTCCAGGCGCGCGAGCGCGAGGAGGCGGCGGCAAAGACCTGGCGCGTGTCTTGGGCGCCGGATCCGCTCCAAGGCAGCTCGACAACCACGAGATGGGTCGGTGTGGCCACGAGGTCAGGTGCAGGCAGCGCCTCGCCAGCATCCGCAACGATCCGGCGCTTCGTGCTTCGCGGAAGCCGACGCAAATCGAGTTCTACACCATTGTCGCGCCACTCCCATCCTTCAACTCGCCATAAGCCGGCGCTGCCGGGTACACGAACGACTGAGCCGGGGCCGATAGCGGGGTCCAGTTCGGCCGTACGCCAGACGAGCGTCTCTCGCGACCACCCAGCACGATCCGCGGCTGCGCTGGCGAGCTTGCGAGCGGCCGTAGCCTCAAGTGCGCCCGGGAATTCAATAATGCGCTGCCGACCGGGTCGTGCGCGGCCCTGCGGTCGCTGCATCCCAGCTTGATAGTCGCGGGAGGTGTCGTAGTAGCGGAGCCCCTCGGGAATATCTTGCATGTCCGGCTGACGCCGGCGGGTTGTACCGGTGGCCGCAGCAAAGTTCTCCGCCTCTGCATCAATTGCCGGCTCGGTCAGAAGGGGAGGATTTGCCGGCAAATCATCTGCTGCTTTGATCGTCAGGCGCTTGCCTGCGGCATCGAGCGCGAGCGGATAGACTTGATCGATCGTCGCGAGGGTCTGCGACAGCGACCCACCGTCATTGCTGAAGCCGGTGAGCTCGTCGAGCGGACGGCTTGCTTCGACTGCTTCGCTGACCTGCTCGACCATGCTGGTCAAGCTCACCTGTCCATCATCGGCAATGACTTCAAAGGTGAGTGCGGGAATACGGTTGCCGAATTCCGCCAGTTGCAGACTTTCAAAGACGCAATAAGCGAAGTCTCGAAAAGCAGGAGCGCTGGCACCTTTTTCTGCAAGAATGAGGGGGTCGGCCGGCTGGTCCCCGTGCCCTGTGTAGACGCGTAAGTCGCCGCCTACTTTTAGATCGCCGCCGGCACCCACTAGCAAGTTGCCGTCCGCCCAAACGCGGCCCAGACGCGCGATAGGACGGCTCGCTAGAGCCACCGCGAAGGAGACTGAGTAGCTGTAGGTCGTGACCGCCGGCTTCCCCTTCCCCCCTTTGCCTTTTTCTGTCGTTTCGATGAGGTCAGTCGACCAGATGATGCTACCTGCCGATCGCATCGTTCCGTAATGGCGAGGGACAGCAGTGCCGTAGCTTGAAGTGGTGACTGCCAGTTCCTTGAGGCGTGGACCCTGTCGGCCTCCGGAGCCGGAGATCGACCGATCGAGCTGGTTGCCGATGAGCGAGCCCAACGCACCGCCCAACGGCCCTCCGAGAGCGGTGCCCAAGGCGGTGAAAACAAGTGTAGCCATGAAGCTGACCTATTCTGAAGGAAGGCGCCAGTGGTGCTCCAGCGGCCAAGGCAATGGGGCAGGGCTCAGCACTACTCGTCCGAGCCCTGCGTGGGCGTGGACGACGATATTTCCGAAGCCGCAGATGCCCGCGTGGAATTGCGCCGCGCCAGGCTTCACCACCAGAATATCGCCGGCCGCCATATCCTCCCCTGCGGGCACGAGGCCGCCCTCGGCGGCGGCAGTAACGAAATCGCTGATGCTCGTGCGCCGGAGCGTGTACTGCAAGGGAAGGCGCGGTGTACGGCCCGCGGCCGCGAGGGCAATGACGAGCACGCCCACACAATCGAGCCCTCGACAAGGATCCCGCCCGTGGAGGCGGAACGGAGTACCCACCAAGGCCATCGCAGCCGCCGCCATGGCAGACCGCGGGTCCATCATCCACCCTGCGGATAGCGGGTGAGCAAGTCGTTGCCCGGGAGGAAGGGCTCACCGCGAAAGTTGACCGCGTTGCCAAAGCGATCGCGACAGGTCGCGAGCGTATGGTCGCACCCCTCCCGCAGCAGGGCCCGTGTGCCGATCAGCAGGCCTTCGTTGAGCGCTGCGTCGACGAACAGCCATCCCGCTTCGGCACTCATGATCTCCATCGCCTGCCCGGCATGGGGACCATCGACCCAGCGCAGACTTCCACTTTCGAATTTCTCGGCACTCGGCGGGCCAGTGAACCGCATCGCGCTGCTCTCCAGATCGATCGCGGTTAGCTGCGCCTCATGCGTGTAACGAACTGGGTTCAGCGTGCAGCCCGGTCCACAGAACTTGGCTCGGCACGTTGGGCTAGTCCTGGGAACCGGATCGGCTTCAAGCGCGGCTTTCACGGATTGCAGGTCCGCCTGGTAACCGCCCGCTTCTTCAGCCACGCCGCCGATGACGCCGCGGTAGAGGATCGCGTCCTCGAGCGTTTCCCAATCGACGAGTCCGATCTCGACAGTCGCGCCGTCGAACCGACCCGACTGCAGGTCCGCCGCGGGAATGCTGTCGTGAGTAAGTGCCCCTTGAACCTCGGCGCTGTCTGAGGACAGATCGGCGGTTCGCCTGATGGCGCTCGGCAGCATGCCTGGTGAGCCCCGATGGTTGATGCCATCGAACCAAAGGTCACAATCATGGCTGGTTAGGCCGATCGTCACCCCGTCTTGGCGCCGAATGCGCCAGAATGTCGCAATGCCTTCGAGTTCGCGCTGGAAGAAGACCTTGCTCATGCAGCTTCTCGAACTTCGATCAACGGCACCGAGGGTGCCTCGCCTGCCGCGAACGCTGCGGCGGTAATGTCGAGTCGGTCGGTCGCGAACCGTACCGGCACGTCGAAATAGAAGCCGGCGCGGACTTCGGCTCCTGCGGGCGGCGCTTTGGAGAAGACGATCCATCCTCCCTGCTCAAGAGCCCAATCGTGGGTCACCGCGCCTCCGACGCTTGCCACCACGCTCTCGACACGAGGACGCGTAATGTAGCGCACCTGCGGATCGGGCCCCGCATAGTGCTTGCACAGGCGGAATCGCGCCGTCAGGCCATCTCCGATCCCAAGCAATTGATCGAGCGGGTCCGGCTGCCCGGTCATCCCGCGTGAGCTATAATCGAATGGGTCGCGCAGCCTGAAGCCGCGCGCCGCGCCACGACGGGCGCGGAAGAAGGCGATCAACGTGCCCAGTTCCTGCTCGGACCGGATGCCCGGTCCTACGTCGAAGTGCAGTCGTGCATCTGTCCAGTGGCTTGCACGCCGCTCGTATCCAGAGGCAGTAAGAGAAATAGATGTTGAGAACTCGGCTGAAACGCCAGCATCTCGTCCGAGCGCCAGCGGATAAAGAACATCATCAAACGCCTGCATCTTATCGTCCTCGGAAGGGGGTAAGCGAGTATATCCGTCGCGGTTGACTTGGGGCAGCGCCCAAACGAAGCGCCGGGGCACACCTCGCTTGATCGCTTCATCAATCCCGATGTCGATCCGACGCCAATAGAGATCAGCGTGGCTTGGACGGAGTACGAACCCTGCGAGGTAGTCCTGCTGCTCCAATGGATAGCCCAGCCGTTGCTGCACAGCTTCGTAGGCCCGGTAGCGGTCGCCCTGGTTGCCCTCGGTTAGCCAGTCATAATCCTCCAGTTGCAGGCGCTGATAGGCAGGCCAAGCCCAGCTTTCCGGGAGATTGGCGCGGCGCACCTCTGGCATGTTCGCGTCAAGGAAGGTTGGCGTGAACAGCAGCAGCATGGTCTCCGCCTCGCCGCCGGCCTCTCGGAAAACGCGGTCCCGTAGGGCACCAGTGGAGGCTGCCAGCAAGTCGCCGGCCCGGTCGAGCAGGGTTAGCTGCTCGTCAGAGAGCGGCTGTCTCAGGTCCTCAATGACAGGCGGATTATCGCCGAAGGCCGAGCGGGCGGCATCGTCGTAAAGTGCGATCCGTCCATCGGGCAATGTCCACCACCATGGCTCGCCGATTTGGAAGGCGATGGGAAGATCCGCATCCAAGGCGAGGCGGACAAAGCGAGCTGCCACCTCCTGAAGAAAGCTCATCGCCGCCGGATTCGCAGGTGACAGCAGCGCTGAGGGCGGAACCCAGCCCGTCAGGGCGGGGGAACCGTCGGAGAAGCGCTGCTGCCATTGTGGAGGGCAATGTTCCGCGAAAAGCTCGTACGACACGGAGATGATCGGTTTGTACCCGAGCCTCCGGCATTCCGCGAAGAAGCTCCGGTGCCAAGCCTCAGCGGGGACGCAGAGCGGCCCGGTCTCCCCGGCCAGCAGAGTACCGCCAGCCCCGGGACTAAGCCGATAATAATGGCTCATCCCCACGTAATGTGTGATCGCGCCGCGATAACCTAGGCCGCGTATGCCGCGTAGCAGCCGCAGCGGTGTAAGATTGTAGCTGTCATCGTAGGCCGTCGCCATCTGAAGGTCGTGCGGCGGCATCAGGATTTCACCGATCTTGAGCATCGGCCGGTCGCCGGAACAGGTGATATCGGTGAGCTCGACCCATCCTATGGCGGTGCCGGGCAGTAGGCCCGTGTTGGCAGGATCATGTCCGGGCGGAGCGATCGAGATGAACATCCTCTCGATAGCGTGGGGGTTTACCGGCTGCGCGGTCTCGTCCAGCACCCAACCGCTCGACAAGGAGGAGAAGGGTAGCGTGATGACCGCGTCCTCAGGCGATCCTTGTGCGTAATTCCACAGGCGAACGTACCAACTGCGATTCGCGCCGCTCGCGTCCTGTCCCTCGATGGTTAGTGTCGGCCCATGCGCTTGGTCCAGCTGTATGACGCCGCCCGAGCGCCAGCGGAAGTTCAGCGTGGTGCGGGAGTAGTCTCGGTCTGTCTCATAGGCCAAGAGCGGATGATCGTAATGATCGCTGCTGTCCCAGATCAGCCCGGCAAGCTCGTTAGCCCGATGGAATTCGACGTCCACTCTCATTGAGTCCGGGCCGGTGGTCACCAGCGACCCCATCATCGGGCGGGGGAAGTCGATCGTCCAAAAACGCGCATCGAACCGCTGGATGAAGTCGAATTGCTGGCCGTCTCGCTCCCGCGCAAGCCAGAATGCCATTGATATACCTTCCTAAAACGTCTGCAGCGCGCGCCGAACTTGGCTTGCCACTTGGCGGGAGGAGCGGCGGAGCGCAGTGGGCGCATCGCTGCCGCGGGGTTGGCTCAAATTAATGGAGACCCGCACATCGCGCTGCTGGGCACCCGGACCCGCCTCGATGCGACCCGAGGAGGTGGGAACGAAGACCTCCGGACCCTTTTCACCCACGAGGTAGGCCGATCCTGGTGCTACGGGGCCACCCGTCGCACGGCCGGGCAGTCCGAAGAGGGAGCCGAGGGCGCCGGAAAGGGTGGCGCCCAGCCCACCTGTGATGCCCCCAGCAGAGACCCCACCTTTGAAGAGACTGCCAATCCCCCCCTGCACCGCCTGTGCCGCAATCTCGTTCATGCTTTGCAAGGCCACGCGCTTGAGGTCGTCGAAGCCCAAGGTCCCACGGCGGATAGCGGAGAGCAGGCCGCGTTCGAAGACGCTGCCCGCTTTGGAAAAGCCGTCTACAAGGTTGTTATCAAGTGCTCCGCGCATCGATTCGATGTCAGAGCGGAAACCGGAAGTGCTGGCACGCACCTCGATCCTGAGGGTTTCGAGTTCGTCATCCATCGCGTTCGCGCTCCATCAGCGTGACCATTTCCGATCGCGTCAGCGGCTCTCCGGGCGGCGGGTCGTCCGTTGAAAAAATTGCAGCCACTTCGGCAGGGGTTGCGTCCCAGAAAGACTGGGGCAGCCAGCCAAGCGTACGAGGAATGATGCCGGCCAAGCGGATGGCGTTTGCCGCAAAGGTGGTTCGGTTCTCCGTCATCCAGCACCCTGCAAGATTTGGTACAGGAGGGTCTTGAGCGGCTTGGAACTGGCAGCCAGGCCCTGTGCCACGATCGCCTCACCAACGGCTTCACGCGACACTTCGGTTCGCTCATTAAGACAGTGCCAGAACAGGGTCGCCAACTCTTCCAGTCGCAGCCGTCCGTCGCCTGCCCGCTCGACGAGCGCGAACAGCGAACCGAGTTCTTCCTCGGCCGCGACAAGTGCGGAAAAAGTGGGGCGAATAACGCAAGGGCGGCCGGCAATCAGGAGCGTTGCCTCCCCGCGTACCGCATTGGCGATTCCGCTCATGCCGGACGCACCGGGCCGCTGCTTTCAAGCTGCAGCGTGTAATTGCGCTCACCATTGAAGTCGCCCGCATAATCGAGGCGCTGCACTAGGAAGCGGCCGCGGAGCTTCTCGCCATCTTCGAAGGAGAGCTCGTATTCTTCGATCGTGCCGGCAAGAGCATGGGAGCGGATTGCCGATTCTGCTGCGCTACCGAGGAAGATGCCGGCAGCGCTGACAGAGACGGAACGAGTGCCGGCCCCGGAGAGCAAGTCGCGCCAGCCTCCCGACTCCTTGTGTGTGATGACCACGGTATCGCCGTTGATCGACATCTGAGTCGTACGAAGGCCGGCAACGGTTTGGTAGGCGGCCGGCTCTCCGCCGTCGCCAATCTTGAGGAGGAAGGCAGAACCCTTCTGGGCAGTCATCGTGGGATTCCTTCTTCGGGCGTGTCAGGTTTCAGGATGCGGAAGCGATATTCGAGGAGGATGGCGCGCCTGTTTCCCGAGCGCTGCTCGGCGCGAGCGCGGAGGAAGGTCACCGATGCCACTTCAAACTGGGAGCGGGCGGGTGGAAACGCCTCCACGCGGTCCTCGATGGCCTGCACGACATGGGCGGCGGTCGCCGGATCATCGCCGCGGACATGCAGCTCCAGCGCGACGCGCACTTCCCGTCCCTTCCGGGTCTTGGTGCTCCAATCTACGCTGGCGCTGGCGACGAGGCCTAGCCATGGTGGAGCCACCGCAACGGGCGCCTCCTCGGCTACCGAGTTCAGTTCGCTCGTCAAAGCAGGGTCGGCACGCAACCAATCGATGAGCTCGGCCCGCAACAGGGTTTCCATCTATTTTTCTCCGGTCATGTCTGGCCAGAGCAGGCGCGGCATGCGCCAGCGAAGCGGGTCCGCCCGCCGGGACCGCAGCTTCTCTTCGGCGTAAGCCTTCGCCAGGCGAGCAGCCCTCTCCTCAAGCTTTGCGATCGCGCGGCTCCGGGAGACGGGGCGGGCGGTGATCATGTCAGCCGCAGCCGGCGCCAGGGTCGCCACAGGGCAGCGACAGCCGCCGGCGGCGCAGTATCCCCACCGCCAGCTGCACGCTGCGTGTAGTGGTGTGCGGCCAGACGAAGGATGCCTTGGCGCAGGCTCTCCGGCAGTGCAGACCATTTGGGTGTCATCCCTGCGGTAAAGCGCACCGCAAGACGGCTCGCCCCCACCTGCCGAAGCAGCCGAATCCTAGCCGTTCCATCGGCATCAAGCTCGACTGCGTGGTCTTGAGCCTTGACGGGAAAGCGCGTGCCGTCGGGGAGCAGGCCCTCAAGTCCAGCAACCGCTTGGACCGGTCTGGTCTGTAGCTTCTGCCAAAACGCGGAGGCCGGCAGAGTCTCCTCGCACAATGCCTCGAGCGGCATCTGTCCGGTGAAAGCTTCGCACATGTCCAACGCGCCGTGCAGGAGAGACGTCAGCACCGCATCATCGCGCGGCGTGGTGATCGCGAGCCAATCCTTGAGCTCGTCGAGGGCCGCGCCCGCCACGATGGCCGGCACGACTATTGCCCGCTTCATGGCGGTCTCCGTGATTGGAAGTGTGAAAAGGCACGCTCGCGCCGCGGGTGGGAGGCGGATTGCGGCGCGAGCGTGCAAAGGGGGCGGCACTTGAAGGCGCCGCCCCGGAGCGAGGCGAGGTGTCGCCTACGCCTCGATGCGCAGGAGCTTGATGGCCGCGCTGTCCAGCACCTGTCCGCCGACCCGCTTCGTCGCATAGAAGTGTACGAAGGGCTTGTTGGTGAACGGGTCGCGCAGCACGGTCGTGGCGCTGCGCTCCGCGATCAGATAGCCGGCCTTGAAATTGCCGAAAGCGATCGGGAACATGCCTGCCCCGACATCGGGCATGTCCTCGGCCTCGACAACCGGATAGCCTAGCAGGCGGTCCGGCTGCCCTTCGACCAGGCCGGCTTGCCACAGGAACGCACCCTCGGCTGTCTTCAGCTTGCGCATCTCGGACAGGGTAGTCGAGTTCATCACCCAGACCGCACCTTGGCGGTAGCCCGCCTTGAGTGTGTGGACGAGGTCGATGAGCCGATCTTCCGGATTCGTGTCGAATCCGTCTTCATCGCCTGACCCGATGTATTGCAGCGTGCCGAACGGACGGACCGAGTCCCCCGCCATCGAGACTGGAGAGGAGAGGAAGCCAAGAGGCTGGTTGATCCCTGTGCCGTTGACAAATGCGGAGCCTTCGGCGCGGGCGAACTCCATCGAGATCTCGCTGGCGAGCCAGCTCTCGAGGTCAAAAGCGGCGTCATCCAACATGCTCTGGCTGGCTGCCGGGTTGGCGTACAGCTCGCCCGTGGGTGGAGCGATCTCGGAGAACTCGGGAGTGTCGGTTTCCGGACGTGGCGAGGTCTCGCCCACCCAACCGCTGCTCGTTCCGCCGGTCGTGACCAGCTTGCGATAGCCGGCGCTGCCGACGTTGACGACTTGCGCGAGCTGGCGGATCGGGCTGATTTCCCGCAGTTGGCGGGCAATCAGTGCGTCGATTTCCGTCGGAACCGCGAAGCCCCCATCGGCCGGGATTACGCCAGCAATAGACTTCAACTCGGTTTCGCGGCCCTGACGCAGATAGCCATCGACGAAACCTTTGACTTCGGGAGCCCTGCAGCCGGCAAGAGCCGGTCGGCCTGCGGCGCGGCTCACTCTTTCCAGTCGCGCCTTCACTTCATCCACGTCGTAGCGAAGACCCGCGATTTTCTCTTCGGCTTCATCCTGGCGGGCGACCAGATCGAAGGAGGCGGCCAGCGCCTCGGATTCACGTTGCATAGCCATCGGGGCAGTCACCTTTCGTTGATAAAAAAAGGGCCGCCCCACTGGCGGCCGGTTGAACCCTGGATTTTGGAAGCCCGCCATTGGGGACATCTCTGTTGAGGCGGTGGCGTTGCACGGCTCGTCGTCATCGCAGCAGGTGCACCCGCGCCGCCGGCTGGAGCGGATGGGTGACAAGACTGACTTCAAGCAGTTCGACGTCCTCCAGCAGGCGCCCCGCAGGCAGCATCCGGTAGCGGCGGGCGCGATAGCCGAAGCTGAGACCGTTGACGGCGCGGTCGCGCAAGAGTTGGGCAGCACGGCTGTGCACATTTTCGACCCGCGCGATCACGCGCAGGCCGCGGCTGTCTTCACACACCCATTCGACCGTCCCGATCCGTTGAGTTGGCCGATGCTGCCAGTAGAGCGGCAGCGGTTCGCTGCGCTCCGCTAGGCTCCGGCTGAATGCCCCGGGCCGGATCGTGTCACGCGCCCCATCGGCAATGTTGAACAGAGCGGCGTAGCCCGCAATGCGCGGAATGGTGGTGACGGTGCTCATTGGAACATCCCTGGGACACCGAGCCGCACCGCGATGCCGAGCAGCAGCAAAGCCATCACTCCTCTCACCACCCATTCCACTACCGCCTTCCATGCGCTCGACTTGGCGTTGCGCCACGCCGCCAAAATCTCACGCAATTCGTCGATGTCGTTTTGCGCTCGGTCATCGTCGAGGTTCAGCCGGATGAGCACGCGGTCGGCACCGAGTTCCGTTGCCTCTTCGACGATTGCTCGGAGGGTAATCAGATCGCTGCCATCGGTGGTCGCCTGGGCTATCAACTTGGCGAGCATGTCTTCGCGGCTCATCCGTTGCCTCCCTTGGGCGGAAGGCCGAGCAGCGCGCGCTTCTCCTCGGGTTCGAGGAAGTCCGCGTTCGCCACCTGTGACCACAGAGCCTCGCGGTCCTGGGCCAGCGCGGGAACCCGATCGAGATCGACGGAAATCGTCAGTTCCGGAAACCACGGTTTCAGCCCCTGCTGCAGCCCTGAGAGGATCTTGCCGGCAAGCGGCAGGAGGGTCAGGCGCCAAAGGGCGCGGTTTGCCTCCTTGTAGTTCGCATAGGTGTTGTCGCCCGGCATCCCGAGGAGCATGGGCGGCACGCCAAAGGCCAAAGCGATGTCTCTCGCCGCGGCAGCCTTGAGTTCCGCGAAGTCCATATCGGCCGGGCTGAGCGAAAGGCTCTGCCACTTCAGGCCGCCTTCCAGCAGCATCGGCCGGCCCGCATTGCCAAAGCCGGAAAAGGCTTGCTCAAGCTCGGCCTTCAGTCGCTCGAATTGATCGGAGGTCAGGCCCGCTGCATCGCCGGGATCATAGACCAGCGCACCAGAGGGCCGCGCCGCATTCTCCAGCAGCGCCCGGTTCCAATTCGCTGCGGCATTGTGGATGAGGACAGCCTGCTCAGCGGCGGAGAGACAGCCGGCGCCAAAATGGTCGTCGGTCGGGTGGAAGGATTTGAGGTGGATGACAGTCGGCCAACCATCCTCGTCTTCCACGGGCAGGTCCAGCGTGGTGTCGCCAACTTTATATTGATAGGCGGTCGGCCAGCCGTCGCCGCCTTCCACGATCGACATCCGCTCCGGCCGAAGCGCGAAAAGCTCAACGGGCCGACCCTCCCCGTTGCGCAGGATCTGCACGAAACCATTCCCATGCAGCAGAACGTGCGCGGCAAGAGTCTCAAGCAGTGACTGCCCCGCCGAGGTCGTGCCGAGCAGTTGCCGGACGTCGTCATTGTCGGCTGCCACGGGCGCGCTGCCGACACCCTCGGCCACGATGCGTACTGCACGCTGGGCCACCGGGTTGAGAAGGAAGCCCTCCCGCACCGCGCGGCGATAATCGTATGGCGCCCGCGTCCCCGAAGTCTCGAAAGCGAGCGACCAGGAGGAGATGTAGTTGCGCGCCAGCGGCACGCGTGCTCCGCCGCCGCCCTTGAAGGCGGTGCGCAAGCTGTCGAGGAAGGACATGCTCGTTTCCTTGTTGTGCGTCATTCCGGTGGCCGCTGGCCCGCCGGGCTTGGCAACCGGGCCGACCATGCTTGGCCGGCCGATCAGGACTTCAGATTTGCCTGACGCGGGCCTGTCCACGATTGCCCAGCATCAGTTCGCTCAAGGCCCAAACCATCGCGTCCGCGCGATCCGGGCTGCGACCCGGGCCCTCATAAGAGCCGCCGGCCATGATGCCGCAGAGCTGGTCCTCCAGCTTTGGGAAGAGGCCCACATGATGCACTCTGCCGGCTTCATAGAGAGCGGCGATCGGCTCCGCCCGGGCAGACTTGCCGCGACTTGCATGAACCAGCCGGATCGGCATCTGGAAGTCGGCCGCGCGCAGCACGCTCTCCACCATTGATCCTCCCTGGTTTGCCTCCGCCACCACGCGCTCGGCCTTCCAGGCTTGCGCAGCGGCAGCTACGGCATTGGCCCAGCGCTCCGGGCTGGCTTTTGCGACACTGGCGTCGGCAAGCACCACACCCGTGCCGCTGTGGGTGATCCCGGCGACGATGATTCCGCACTCGTCCCCCCGGGCGGAGGCGGGTGGATCGACTCCGACCACCACCCGAGCCATCGGCTCGGTTGTGAAAGCCTCGCGGCGCTTCTCCAGCATGGACCGGGTCCACAATGCGCCCTCCACCTCAGCTAACATCTCGCCGTTCAGCTCCTGCCGTCCGAGGGCGGTGTCGCCGAACTGCTTCTTCATCGCGCTGATGAAGCGTTGGGGCAGGTTCAGGGCATTCGAGTAGGTGCTTCCGCGCGTAATCACTACGTCCGGGTCATTCTCGCTGCCCATCAGTCGCCGCAGGAGGGGGACTGCGCGCGGCGTAGTCGTCGCCAGGATCTGCGGATGCTCACCCAAACGCAGGCCCATCTGCAGATTGTCCCAAGCTTGAATGGCGCGTTCTCCAGCATTCTCCCATTTGGCGATTTCATCGCACCAGGCGTGGCTGTGTTGCGGCCCTCGAAGGCTCTCCGGTTCCGCTGCGGAATAGATGAAGGCCTGCGCTCCGTTGTCCCACGAGATGCGTCGCAGCGATGCTTCAAAGCGCGGGCGGCGATGGGAAGGAGAGCAGGCGAGGATGCCACTCTCGCCTTCCACCATCACCGCTCGTGCTTCCGGCAAGCTCGCTCCCACGAGCGCGATACGCGCTGAGGGGTTGTCGCGGGCGATCTCCCGGATCCACTCCGCCCCCGCTCGCGTCTTGCCGAAGCCGCGCCCGGCCAGAATGAGCCAAAGCCGCCAATCCCCTTGTGGCGCGCGCTGTTCCGAACGGGCCCACACGGCCCAAAGATGCTGCAGTTCCGCACGTTCGGCGGGGCTGAGCGCGACGAGGAAATCCTGCCGTTGCTCCGGGGGCAGGGTGATGAGCCAACGAGACTTGTCATCTGGTACCATTGGGCACCCGCGGCTGCATCACGCCGTTCTGGGCGAGCAGAGAGGTTACCTCCTTCTCGCGCGCGCGCATCGCATCGATCTTCTTGTTGATGGAGTCGAGAATGGCCTTCTCGTCCTGCGGGTCTTCCCGGCTGGTCGACTTAGCCTGCTGCTCTCTGTGCGCGGCGAGGATCTTGAAACCCGTGGCGATATCAAACTTTCGCTTGTTCCCTTCCTCGTCCAGTTCCTCCACCTTGCCGCTCCGAAGGCGATAGAGAAGTTCCATCTCCAGGCTGTCGTAGCCCTCGCAAAGGGCTTCATGCCACCGCTGTGCAAACTCCGGATCTTCACGGCGGCACTTGTGAGCCCAGGCTAGGCGAACGCCTGCTGCCTTGGCAGCCGCCTCGGGATTCGAGGTCTCTCCAAGTTCAGAGATGAAGACGTCTCGCCAGTTCTTCGGTGCTCCGTGTTTGCGGCGCGCGTCATTGGCGCCGTCGCCGGCTTCGCTCAT